GGAGGAAGCACACCACTGGCCAACCTCAGCGCGATCGGAACCGCGCTGCAGAGAAAACACGCATTCACCCAGAGCTTCACCGAGCATGGATACATCCTGGGCCTGGTCAGCGTACGCGCCGACCTCACTTATCAACAAGGAATGCGACGCCACTGGAGCAGAAACACCAGATACGACTACTACTTCCCGGCATTCGCAATGCTCGGGGAACAGGCAATTCTCACCAAAGAAATCTATATGACCGGGGTATCTGCAAACGATGACTCCGTTTTTGGATACCAGGAAAGGTGGGCGGAATACCGATATTCCCCGAGCGAGATAACCGGGCTATTCCGGAGCACCGCAGCCGGAACAATCGACCCCTGGCACCTGGCACAAAGGTTCGCCTCACAGCCGACACTCAGCTCGGCCTTCATCTCAGAAGACCCCCCCGTCAGCCGAATTTTGGCAGTCGGGGGCGCTGCCGCAGGCAAGCAATTCATATTCGACAGTTTCTTCAACATCAAGGCGACCAGGCCAATGCCGCTCTATTCGGTGCCTGGCCTTATCGACCACTTCTGACCAGGTGCAAACATGGCAATCAACATCAGCAGCCTGCCAAGCATCAGCTCGGCCAACCCGCTCCAGCTCCTGGCCAACGAGGACGGCGGAGACGATGGAGGAGGCAGCAACCTAGGCGCATACGCGCTTATCGCCGCCGCACTACTCGGCGGAGTCGGCCAGGAGCGCACAAACGAAAAAAACCTCGAAATCGCACGAGAGCAAATGGCCTTCCAGGAGCGCATGTCCAACACGGCTTATCAACGCGTGGTGAAGGACATGATAGGCGCCGGACTAAACCCGATGCTCGCATACCAACAAGGAGGCGCCAGCACACCACAAGGCTCCACCGCAACGATGAGCAACGTACTAGGAGCCGGAGTAAGCAGCGCAACCCAAGCAGCCGCTGCAATGCAGAGCCTGGCCACCATCCAAAACACGGAGGCGCAAACGGAGAAGACCAAATCCGAAACGCTGAACAACAGCGTAGCCCTGGCAAAACAGACGGAAGAACTCGCCGCATTACGCAAAGAGAACGAAAGACGCGGGTATACAACCGGAACTTCCAAAGCCGAAATGATCCGGGAAATAGCCAAACTGGAGGCAGAACTCGGGTACACACTGGAAGGAACCGAACTCAACTCCGCCGCCAAAGGACACGCATGGAACTACGACGTGCGAAAACGCAAAGCAGAGGCACGCCTGCGTGAACTGGAAATCAACGCAGCGCAGAACACATCCAACTTCGAGGGCGCAATGGGAGAAGCATCACCAGCCGTCCGATTCATCATGGAACTGCTCAAAGGCTACAAGCGCGCCAACTGAAAGGAAACACCATGGACTTCAACACCGGCTACAACTTCGACAACGACGACGAATCCAAACTGACGGCCATCACGTTCAACCCTGACGACAACATGGCACAACAACAATTCAAAGACGAGGTGGACATAAACACCATCGTCGCACGCTTCGGCCTCACTGGCCGAATGCCCGAAAACTTCCAAATGCCGCAATACGCGGACGTATCCAACATCCCAAACAGCTTCCACGCCGCACTCCAATACGTGGAAGAAACACAACGCGAATTCATGCGCGCACCTGCAGAGCTACGCGCACGCTTCAACAACGATCCGCAACAGCTACTCAACTTCGTCTACGACGACAAGAACCACGACGAAGCACGCAAGCTCGGACTCCTGCGCGAACCACCGGAAACCACGCGTGATACACTCACGCCGCCGGCAGGAGCCGGAGCAACACAGGAGCAACCCAAGTGAGCGAAAACACCCACGTCATCGTGGCAATCCGAGACGCAGCGATGAACAAACTTGCGCCGCCGATGGCCTTCCCAAGCAGCGGCTTCGCGGTGCGAGCCTTCAGCAACGAGGTCAACCGAAAGGACGGAAACGACAACCTGCACACACACCCACAAGACTTCGAGCTATGGCAGCTCGCGGAATGGAACGAAAACACCGGAGTGTTTGAACAAGAACACGCACGATGCATCGCACGTGCAATGGACGTAAAGGAACAGAAATGAGAACGGCTTCAACGATCCTGCGCGAAATGACGCAAGCGAAATCAGCAGCCATCAACGACACGCTCAAAAAGCGGATCATCGAGGGACTGGAAAAGGAACTAGAAGCAATGTTCAAAGACGCACAACAACAACTCCCGCTTGGTGATACGCAGGACAGCGCCAACCAGCGCAAGCCGACCAAGTAGCTCCGCGGCCTCCGGCCGCTCACATGGGGGCCTGCGCCCCCATACCCCCAACGACAAGCCGCTGCAGCTCCACAGCCCCGGGAAATACGCTTCCCAGGCCAGGCGCTCAGCGGCTTCTCTGTGACCCCAGCTCACGCTGGTGTCAACTAGACCAGTTAACTACAAGGGACGACTGGTCTAGACTGCAACCCGCGCAATCCGCGCGACCAAAGGAGCACACATGTACCGCAAACCCGTGAACAAAAACAGCAGCGCGAAGCAGTTCCGCAAGAACACGCAACGCACAAAAGCCGCAAACATGAAGGCGGCACCGATGCGCGGAGGCATCCGCCTGTGAGCTGCTACCACCCACTGCAGGCGTACAGGACGCCGCATGGGGTGGTCTTCCAACAGCTCAAACGCTACGACATCATCGGCGACATAAAAATCCCCTGCGGACAATGCATCGGCTGCCGCATGAAACGAGCGAGCGACTGGGAACTGCGCATCATGCACGAGGCGCAGCTCTACAAACACAATTGCTTTATCACACTCACATACGGGCGGAACCAAATGCCCGCTAATGGCTCGCTCGACCACAGGGACTGCCAGCTCTTCTACAAAAGACTGCGCAAACACCTAGGCACCGAAATCCGCTACTACCACGCCGGGGAATACGGCGGACTCAACGGAAGGCCACACTACCATGCATGCCTATTCGGCCACGACTTCTACGACAGAAAAGACGCCGGAAACTCTAAATCCGGCATGCCCATCTACAACAGCGACGTACTCACCCAAATATGGGGACTGGGCAAAACATCCGTTCAAGACCTCACCAATGAAACAGCATCCTACTGCGCCCGATACATCATGACCAAACAGCTCGGGCCAAACACAGACTACGGCAACCGAAAACCCGAATACGCCACAATGTCAAAAGGGATCGGCAAACGATGGCTCCAGATATACCACGAGGACGTATACCGACACGACCACGTAATAAGCCGGGGAGTCAAACGCAGGCCACCCAAATACTACGACAGTGAACAAAAACGCCGCCAACCAGACAGAATGGAGGAAATCAAATACCAACGAGAACTCAACGCACAAACCACCGCACACGACGCCACGCCAGAACGACTCGCAGTGCGCGAAACCGTACACCTGGCAAAACTCCGCAACCTGAAAAGGGACCTTGACCATGATGCATCGTAATCAATCTGTGAGTACGCACCAGTTTGCAATGGTGCCCCGCGCGGATATTCCGCGCTCCACTTTCAACATGCAGCGCGCATACAAAACAACCTTCGACGCGGGATTCTTAATCCCCGTACTCTGCGAGGAAGTACTACCAGGCGACACATTCAGCGTCGACATGACGGCATTCGCGCGACTGAGCACGCCAATATTCCCGATCATGGATAACCTATACCTAGACAGCTTCTTTTTCTACATCCCAAACCGCTTGGTATGGCAAAACTGGGAGCGATTCATGGGATCGCAAGACAACCCGGCAGACTCAATCAGCTACCAAATACCGCGGATCACATCACCAGCCAACGGATACGCCCTCAACACCATCTACGACTATTTCGGCCTCCCAACTGTGGGCCAGGTAGCAGGAGGAAACACCGTCACCCACTCAGCTCTGCCACTGCGCGGATACAACCTTGTCTACAACGAATGGTTCCGCGACGAAAACCTGCAAAACTCAGTACCGGAACGAGTCAACGACGGACCCGACAACAACACAGACTACAGCCTGCAGAGACGAGGAAAACGCCACGACTACTTCACCAGCGCGCTACCCTGGCCCCAAAAAGGAGGCACCGCCGTCAGCCTCCCGCTCGGAACAACGGCGCCAGTCATCGGAACAGGAGACAGAATCCCCCTCTTCAATACATCGGGGGACAACGTAAACAGCCGCACATTCCAAATGACCAGCGGCACCAATAACACCACACTCACCGGCGCGACATTCGGCGCCAACCAGGCGGTAAGGTGGGATGCAACTGCAGGTGCAACAAAACTAGTCGCAGACCTCAGCCAGGCCACAGCGGCGACGATCAACCAACTGCGCCAGGCATTCCAGATCCAGAAACTACTGGAGCGCGACGCCCGAGGCGGCACCAGATACACCGAAATCGTCCGAGCACACTTCGGCGTCATCAGCCCCGACGCCAGGCTCAACAGACCGGAATATCTAGGCGGCGGCAGCTCGCCAATCATGATCAATCCGGTAGCACAAACATCAGCCTCAAACCTCACCGGAGGAAGCACACCACTGGCCAACCTCAGCGCGATCGGAACCGCGCTGCAGAGAAAACACGCATTCACCCAGAGCTTCACCGAGCATGGATACATCCTGGGCCTGGTCAGCGTACGCGCCG